TACTCTTTGGAAGGCCAGGAGTATTCTTAAACTCTTTACCTTCAACAGAACGACCAACAAAACCAATTGTTAATCCATCTGGAGAGTGTACAGGAATGGTAACCATATCCTGTTTTTCTGAATAACCTAACCAAAACTTTTTAACAGAATCTTCTGTAATTGATCTTCCAGAGTAATATCTCATTGCTCTTGGAGACTCAAGTGCTTGATTATTTAAACGCTTAATTAAAACTTCATCATACTGAACAAAATCTGGTGGTGCATACATAGCCTTATTAACTATGTTCTCAATGTTTGTTTCTGTTTCTTTGCTTTTTATGTAGCGGACAGTTTCAAAATATGATCGGCCAGTTGTGAACATAATAAACTCTTCAAGGTTTTTAGTTGTCTGGCATCCAAAGCAAAAGAACAAACCGCTATCCTTCGCTACTTCTCCTGCTGGAGTTCTGCTGTTATTATGATATGGACAGTACACAATGAAGTCATTACCAAACTCTGCTTCAATCTCAACTCCAGATCCATTAAGGACTCTGCGAACCTGTTCTTCACTATAGATATTACTTGCCATCTTCAAAATCCTTATATCTGTAGTAGCCCTTGTCAAAGTCTACCTGTACTAAGAAGTCACCCATAAAACCATTACGGTTCTTTCTAAATACACACTCAATAATATCACTATTAACTCCACGACCCAATGCAAGAAGCCAGTCAGCATCATAAGAAATCTGTCTTGACCACGCCGTTTGTCCAAGTGTTGGAGGAGTGCTAAGATCCTTTACATCGTCAGGGGTAGCAGATGAGATAGCAATAATAGGCACTTCTTCACTAATAGACATTAGTTTAAGTTCTCGTGAAAGGTTCTTCATCTTTACCGTTTCATTATCAGCCTTTTGGTTTGGACTCATAAGTTGTAGATAATCTACTACAACAAAGTCAGGCTTATACTGATCAATCTTTCCACGGATTACTGAAGGAGTAACCTCTCCACCAGAATCATTTGAGATGATGTGAAACTCTGGGCGACCCTCTACCTTATTCGCATGCCATTTACGAAGCATATCAATTTCAACTTCACCGTTAGAAAGTTTACGGTGTGACCAAAGACCTTCACCCATAATTGCAAATACACGGTTACGAACTTCTGTCTCAGACATTTCAAGCGAGATAATCATTGGTGACTTACCCTGTTTCCACGCCTGCACTGCAAAGTATAGTGCCATCCATGACTTACCAATACCTGGATAGGCTAAGAATACTCCAAGTTGCCCTGGCATAATTCCAGCAGGAAGATAGTTATCAAAACCTGGAAGGCCAGTCTTAATTCCTACAGCACCTAATTCATTTTGCTTTTGCACTCTTTCGTAATATGCTACAGCATCTTCAAGATCTGTTGCATCAATGTCACGGATAGCAGCAGTGTTCTTTTTTAGTTCTGAGGTTTTAGTTATAAGGTGCTCAAGTGCTTCTGTCCCGTTACCAGTCTGAACCTCACCTGCTGCATTGCGAAGAAGATCTTTTAGACTATCATTTAGATATTCTGTTTGAAGTTCTGCAAGGTGGTGCTTTGTAGACCCAACACCAGACACTGGTTCAAAGTCTCTAAATTTTTCTCTTACTAGATCTGTTGGTGGCAGTGCCTGATTGTTTTCAGAATACAAGCGAATAAAGTTCCAAATATCATTGTGAGTTCGTAGCATTGTCTCAACATTGCCCTGAAGCAGTACGTGAATTTGTTTATCTTGTAAGACTGCAGTAATAACCTTTGCCTCTGTGTTATTCACTTAACCACTCCTTTGCCATTCGTCTACGCTCTGCTCTATCTTTTTTGTCTTGCTCTGTTTCTTTCTTACCATTTATAATTTTTTCTGTATTATAAGCAAAGTAATTCCAACTAGGCTCTTGTGCAATAGAAAAGTAATACTCTAAAATGTCATAGCAATCACTAATGCCATAGGACTCAATGAGCGCATCAGCAGACCACTGCTCCACGTTAAGATTCATATTAGACTTTTGCTCATACCTTTGTAGGTAAAACTTGTTAAACCTGCTGAGCAAAGCCATTCGGTCTTTGCGATCAGCCATTATGCTTCGGAAGCCTCTTCTTGTGCTTCACGAATCTTATCTGTTAACTTATCTTCTACAAACTTATACACACGCTCAAAAGCCTGATCTGTATTCTCACCATCACGCTTGCTATCTACAACTCCAAGGTCAAGTCGTAGTGACTGAAAGTTACCCAGGTTAAGTGTATAGCCCAGAGTAACTGATACTTTTGTTGAATCGTTTTCCATTATCCACCCATTTCGTTTTAAATGGACTCACTCCACACTGGAATAAATCGTCCATCTTCTGTCTTCGTATATGTAAGTATACCGTCTCCCATTCGCCGTGTCAATTCTTGGCTAGTAGGAGTCATATTATTTGTTATTAATTTGTCTTTTCTTGGTTGTCCAATATGTATACTTGCAAGTATAGCACGTATCTCTTTTACATGCGACTCAGAGTAATATGCTCTAACTTGCCAAGATCTTTCTCCATTTAAACTAGCACCTATTGGTGGCGGAATAACTCCTCGTTTAATTAAACTTGGAATATACTTTCTGTGCCTATTGACAAGTACAGCAGTCTCTGCTACACTATAGGCTCTTTCCCTATGTTTCTTGAAATCAATAAGCAAACAAGACTCTAATCTATCTTTTGTAACATTATACAAAGTTACTAAGCCAGTAGATCTAGAAGAGTGATGAACCTTTACTAAGTCCCCATTTAAAAACCATACTTTAACTTTACCCTTAATTACAGGTTCGTTATTGTATGCTTCGCTCTGGATTTTTCGTTTAGAAGTATCCATGCGCCTTCCCTGCTTTCACTTGGTGGATGAAAAAATCTTCTTGATCCACAACGAACACAATAAATCTCTATATGATCAATATTAGAATATTGTCTATCAACGAACATTCTACCTTTGCACTTTCGGCAAGAAATCAATTTAACATCCTTAATGTTAGTTTGGTACGCCAATAACAATAAGGTTTACACCAACAGTAAGATCGCCAGCAGCATTAAATCTTACAATTCCATCTACCTTTGTTGTTGTAACGCTTGTTAGTGTTACTGTAACATTTTGTCCTGCTGGAGTTCCACCCTTATTTATTGGTGTTGCTGTAACTACTGGGGCATATTTAAAATCACTATATGGAAAAGAGAATGGAACTTCTGAAGATGCTGTAACTGTTTTATTGTTTGCTACCTCTACATATCCACCAATAAACTTTGCCTCTGATGTTTTTACGTTTTGAGGTCCTGCTGTTCCTGCATCTACGGTAGTAGTCTTGTATGTTGCAGAAGAAACTTGTGCAGATAAATCGTTAACTGCCTTAGTTAGTTCATAAATATATGCAACATCTATTGGTTGCCCTCTTTCGGGTAGCGGTACTTTTGCCATTATCTCTCCATTATATCATTAGACCGTATGCATTGCTGGATTATAAACACGCAGTGTTGTATATTCCCTTGTTACTGGTTCACCTATTAAGTATACCTCAACTGTAACTCTGTTTGGCACATCTTCTTGATCTACCCCATCAATAAAAAAGGTATCTGGAACAACAAGAGTAGTACTATTTGTTGTTATTCTTTCTACATAGTTCCAATCGCCTAGACCAGCAGACTTACTCCATTTAACAAAAATGTCATAATCTTTTGCTTGGCGAATAACATTTGTTTCAATTTTAATTGTCACAGAATCCCAGGCTACACGGACTACACCAGAAGAAGAAGATATATTTATTTTTCCAGGAACATAGGTATAGTTTGGATCAACGCTATATACAGAAGACCAAGAAGAAACTCTGTTTTTATCTTCAGATATAATCCTATATCTTACACTATATTCTCCAGTAATACTACTTACTGGTGGCAAACTTTCTTTTAGTACTTTTGCCTTTTTAATAATCTCAGCCATTACGTTACACCAATAGAAAATCTAAATTCTACATAGTTGCTTGTATTTGGTGCCTTAACGATTGACTCTGAGTCTAAGTTTTGTATAACAGAATAACCTGTTAGACCATATAGAACATTTGTTGTTCCTATATTTTCTAGTCTCATTGAGTCAAGAGCAACATAGTAATCACCAGAAACAGCACCGCCGTCAATAGTGCTTACATATATTTTTGCAACTGTAACAGCATTCCAGGTAAAGTTAGCACTTGTATATAGTTCTTGCAATTGTTTAGATATTACGATATATCTATTTTCTGTTAAATCATACTCTCCAACACCATTTCCGTTTGTTACTTCTGCTTCAAACCTTGCATATTCTCCAGATCCATCATCAGTTGATGCAAAGTCTACAAGAACACGTACAGTATCTGGAACAGCAAGAGAGTCTCCATCTTTACTTATAACAGAAAATGCTAGGCGTAATTCATCTGTAGGAGAGTTTTGGGAAAAATTTACACTTGGGTTGGTGTAGTGGATGTGATTAGATCCTGCACCAATGACAAAGTGCCCACCAGATACGGTTAAAGTTGAATCATCTCCACGCATTAAAATTACGTTATTTAGAAATCTGCACCTTTCATATCTTTCTGCTCTAGACACTTTATAAAATATAGGATTGTCTGCGTTAGTCTGAAAAACTTTTAGGTTGGTTGAAATAATATTGTCATCATTTTCGTCTAGAGCAGTAGAAATAGAGGTT